GTGTTGTAATGCATGCCACAACTTCAGTGTGATCTCTGCATCTTTTTCTGCATACTCACCAACAAACGGTGCAGGTAGTTTCCACATCTCTGCTTTTGGATTGACACCAAAGTCTCTTGCAGCGTCCTGTAATAATTTTTCTTTCTTGCGCATGCCTATGTAATCTTTTGCAACGGAGTCTAATGTAAAACTCCACCTGTTCTCGTTACACAAAGACGCCGCCACCATCGTATCTACTATGCCGCCATTTATACTGAAGCCCATCGACCGTATCCAGGACACGTCATACATGGCGTTGTGAAATATTTTTGTAGCGGTGTTGTGTAAAAGTTCCTCGAACCAATCTAACACCAATGAGCGGTCCATGTTCCCACCGCCTTCGTGCGCGATAGGAAAGTAGCCGGACCAGCCTTCTACCGCCACTGCTATGCCAACAACTTCACCGTCTCCTCTAACCGAACCAGAGCCCATGGTGAGCAGGTTTGGATCTCTCGTTTCCAAGTCAATGGCTATTTCCATGTGACCGGATAAATCTGGTAATCTGTCTGGTGGTATCCACTCTGTATCTGGTGTGAACAGAGGTTGTTGCAGTGTCCTCAACTATAGTCCCTTTCGATTATCATATCGATAAAATGTTTAGCTTTCTCGAGGCTCTCTTTGCCTCCCTTATCTTGATGTCTAACTATATACTTTATAGCAGATCCCTCGGGAAATAAAAGCCTGTTTTTATTGATGAATTCGCTTGGTTGTATGACGTATTTTTTGTAGTGGTCGCCACCAACCTGGCTATCGTACGGATTTGTCATACCTTATGCCCTCTCTCACAGCGTGTGTTTCTAAGTCCACATAAACCATGTTTATGATGTCTGTGAACTTTGTGTTTCGTCTCCTTCTACCGATGCGTGATCCCTTCTTTGGTCCACTCAATCTGTAGTTTTCAGTCTTGACTTCCCAACACTGCCTCTCTCCTGTATCAGGATTAAATGTTATAAGATCCACAGGACCAGATCTGCTAGTGTTTGAAAAAACATGCAAACCTTTTCTTAAAAAATAAGTTGTAACTGTAGATTCTGATATCGCACCCTTGGTGTTCGTATCAAATGATGTATGCTCTGTCATAGTTTCTTGGCTCCAATATATGTAAAGATTTTTTTGCGCGTGTTACAGCGACATAGAATAGACGATGTAACTCGTCCGGGTTGATATCGTTATGCTCAACAGCAGACTTAGTGATATCAGGTAGTAGTAATACATTGTCAGCTTCACCTCCTTTTGCTCCGTGTATTGTTGATAATGTTATACGTGGTGTTTGTGTAACTTTTTCTTTGTTGGCTAACATATTTCGTATGTAATTTTCTGTTGTCGAATCTAGCCCTGCAAAAGCTTTGTACCAAACATCTGTGGTTTGTAATCCGTGATCCTCGGTGCACTCTTCGATGTAATAAGTTTCATCGGCACTCATCGTTTTGCCTGTTCGATAACCTTTGGTTACATTGTCACCAAGGTAAGAATAAATATTTTTTATTGACGCGGGTTGTAAGTCATGTTCAAATTTTCTCCACTTCTCCCATGTTTGTATTGCAAGAAGTAAATCTAATTTTACAGAGTTTTTTCTTTTGTGTGAGTAGTACCAACCCTGTAGCTCACAAAATTCTTTGATGTCATCTAAAAAATGATTAGCACTAGATAGAACCAACCACTCTCCTTGTGACATGTCCACCTGCGTCACATCAGAGTATCTTGTGAGGTCACCCATCTCTTGTCTAGGCATGTATGTCTTGTCGTATCTGTTGGATACTTTGTTAATTATTTGCTGAGACATCTCGTGTATCGGACCACCAGGTATTCTGTAAGATTGACTGAGTGTGTCCACGTAATCTACTTCTTCTTTAAGTGCGATAAAAGTATCAACATCAGCGCCAGCCCATCTAAATATAGCTTGATCATCGTCCCCTGCAATGTAGGTTTTGTTTGCTTTCTTCCATAGAGTCCTGACCATTCGCCATTGCAAAGGTGAGAGGTCCTGTGCTTCGTCAATAAATAATACGTCGAAAGATGGTGATATATCTTGTCTAATAAATCTGTCCACCATGTCATTGTAATCTATTAAGCCTTTCTCCTCTTTATATCTATTAAGTTCTTGATCTAAAAGATACAATAAATCTTTTTCTATGTCCATACTGTGTTCGTTTCTGTCATACAAATCAAGCACCGGCGTCTCTGTGACTCGAGCCTTATTAATTAACCTTAAATATTCGTTGTCAGAATTAAACACACCATCATTATCGTTGTACCATGCTGTTTTAATAGGTATGCCACACTTCAAACCAAAGTCTCTGTAGTCTTCATGCTTCATAACATTTTCTTTTTTTGCACCTAACATTCTAAAAGCGAGCGAGTGTAGAGTTCTAAAATAAGGTATTTGGTCACTGTCTATTTGAAACTTCTCCTCTGCTCTAGTTGCTGCTTCATACGCAGCTTTTTTTGTAAAAGAAAAATAGCCTATGTTTTTTATATCTGTGCCTGCACGTAAAAAATCCTCCACCAAATTTAAAAGTGTAGTAGTCTTGCCTGTGCCTGGTGGTCCTAGTATTATTGTTTTCATTAAAACGGTGTCTCCTCGTATGTGACTTTGCTGACCTCTGGTTTATTTTTTTTCATTTGTTTTATTTTTATCAAACGAGGTGTTTGGTTTTTCAAAGTCATTCGTGTTTCTTCTTCAAAAAGTTCTAGTTGTTTTATTAAATTACCTGTCTTTGTTTTGTCTATCTCCCAGTTGTTTCGTTTGCAAAAAGAATAAAAGTCGTCCATCCTAAAATAAGTATACCCATCATCTGTCCATGACATTTTATTAAGTATGTCTTCTTTTGTTCTTGCTGCAGGTCTATTGACTGTAAAATCATATAGTAAATTTATTATTTGATTCATAGGATCTAATGACTCTAGTGGCTCTATCTCTTGTAAGTTTAATAGCAAAGGTTTGACATACACCTCTCTCCAGTCTTTTGCTTTTGGTATCGGTGTCATCTCATGCACCTGGTCTAACACAGCTAGTGAAAATAAATTAGGGTTGTGTAGCTGCTCTGTTTTTAATTCTACTCTCTTACCACTGACATTTAAAAACCACTGTGGTGGGTTAGATGTAATTTTTGTAAGCGTGTCTAGCTCTGGCATTTGCTCCTCTTCAAAACCAACGCCATATTTTTTTGTTCTACACTTGGCTGCATTGCATGACCCACATATAGGTTGCTCCTTACACCTGTACTTATCATAGCCTCTCTTACCAATAGACTTAATTAAATTTGTTACCTCTTGAAAACCAAGTGGTGGCACCATGTATTTTTGATTGTCCATTTGCAGCTGATCTTGCCAGTTATCAGGATCAGATTGCTTCCTGTACACTGCAATATTAAACAAAGAATTATTCCTAGATCCCTCACCAAAACCCTCTCTAGCTAGCTTATTTAAGCAAGGAGGACCATCTTCAAAGGCCTCGCCAGAGTTATCTACCTTAGCCACCACAATCGCTCTAATTTCGTCCTCTGTGCAAGATTTGTCATCATACATAGAATAGAATGATTCTAAACTAGCCGCGTTCCCCGCTCCGTCAAAAGCGTAGCGCAGACCTTTGGTGCCTCCGTGATACGGTAAATTTAAAAAGTTACCTGTGTCTCCGCGTTCAGATAATATTTCAGTTTGTTTCGGGAATATTTCACTACCTTCAAAACCTAGCGCCGCAGCCATCTCTTTTAATTTAGACTGCATCAAGACAGCAGGTATAAAATCTTTTGCAAATAAAAATAAATGTGCACCACCAGACTTAGATCTAAAAGTTACCAGCGGTAGACTCTGGTCGTCTATGTCTTTCATAATATCGTTGTGTTTTATATTGTATTGGTCAACATCAATACAACCCCATTTACACATGTTGTCCTCGTTTATAGGTATAATACCAAGAGCAGGTTCTTTGCCATCTAAGTGGTCTTGCCACAACTGATCTGTTACGGGTTGTCTTTTTATGAAAGCTTTGCCCTCAGCTTTACCTTTGCTACTTGATGAACCTGATAATACTAGCTGACCGTATGCGCTATTATTTCCCTCGAATATCTTTTTTAGTTTCATTTATCTTTTTAATTCTTTCTTCTTTTTGTTTTTTAGATTATTTCAAACTTATATCCCACAACTAATCTTGTTCCAACCAATACTCATCAAACGTCAGAGACGCGTAAGGGGGGATGAACTTACGCGTCTCCCTCATGATTAAAACGGTACCTTGTCTTCTGACTTGGTATCTTCTTCACCATGTTTTGCAACCACGTCGCCTTTAGACGCACTAGATGCAAAAGCCTTTGCCTGCTCGTATAGACCTTTGTCCTGAACAGGGCCAACCTTTTCAACAGTCCAACCAAACCACGTTCCTTTGTCATTTGATTGTTGCACCGTCTTTAAATTATACACATGACTGTGCATAGCCGGTGTGAACATTCCATTCTTACCTTTCAATTTAATGCTGTTCATCATCGAGTTCCATGACCTACTCACTTTTAATTGTGTAGATTTCATGGAAATCAACGCACCCTCTCCATTTTCCAACAAACAAAAATAGGACGCTGTGTTTTCAAGGTAGTTACCATTTGGCAACCTGTCCTTGTAAGTCCCAGTATCTTTCTTAGTTTGTTGTAAGATGCCGCTATCCACGGAGTGAATCGCTACAGGAGCAGCTGTGCCCTCGCCACGATCTGACCATTCAACATACTCACGCTTGTAATGACAAGGTATTAAGTTGACGCCTTTCTCACCATCGTAGAGTTGCTTTGTCACGGTATTAAATATCATACCTGGTTCAGCACCATCTACATATTTGGCATCCCGCTTATTAGTTTCGGGTGACAGTTGACCTAACACTCTAAGAAATGGTAACGCGAAATCGTCTGATCCCATGTTATCAAAACTCGTGTTAGCGTCTGCTTCAAACATACCTGCTAGAGCTACGTCTGATTTTTCTTTTTTCACTACTTGATTCATGTTTCTTGTTCCTTTACTTCCGGCCTATTTTTGTTTGATCCTTCACAAAAGTGTGAAAGAATTGTGAGGGCATGTCGAGGCCGGCCTCGACACGCTCTCTGTAGAGTGCTTTCAAAGTCATAGGTTCTACCTTTGATCTCTGATTGGGCTCATAGCCCTGTTGCACTGCAAGGTCGAGCAACTGCTCAGCCTTGTCATCCTCGCCCTTCCCGAACTGCACAGCGACCTCATTTTTAATGATGTCACCCAGTCCGTTCTCACGAAGCCAGTTGTAAGCTAACTCCATCTGATCTTTTTTGATGGTGCAGTTGTATGATTTTTTCACATCAACAGAGCTGCCGTCAGCTAATTTCAAAGACGCCAAACCTTGTTCAGCTAGAAGGTTTGGTATGATCTCTGAACTAATCTTGTCTGCTTGATCCTTTTTGTGTTTAATTAATTCCTCTAATTTTTCTATTTCGTTCTGAAATGACTGTAGTTCTTTACAGTAAGAGGCTAGTGTATTGATGTCAGTTTTCTCTATAATATCTTGTTGATCCTGTTCCAGATCTTCTAATGTTACCGTTGTCATTTATTCTCCTTTCTCATATAGATTAAATCTTAATGGATAATATCTTGTCTCCTGTCTATCCCATTTTAATAAATTAAATTTGCCGTTAGTTATATCACTTACAATCGCTGTAGATAGCCCGATGATAGCAGGATCACCTGTGCACAGTATGTAATCAGTGTCCTTCACATCTTGTAAATTTTTTCTCATCTTTCTTATGAAAGGCGCTGGACTAAACATCATTTGTGAATTTTCAGGTAAACAAATAACTAGGTACCCATAATCGGATGCCGACATAATGTTTATATTTTGTGGTGGATGTTGTAGCACATATACAAAGTTTTCATTAGGGTTCTCTTTTATAAACTCTAAAAACTCTGTTAATTGCGTACCACTGTACAATTCAAAAAATCTATTTTTCATTTTTCTTTATTTCTTTCTTATCTTCTTTTTTAAGCTCTTGTAGTTCGTGTGTCAACTTATCAATTGTTAACTGCATATTTATTTTTTCACTGTTACTTTTTTGCAACATGTTAAATAAAGATTGTATAATTACTTCTTGTTCCATTTTCTTTCTCCTATTGGTATTGACATCAATATAAATATGCTTAAATTAATGTCAAGAAAGAAAATATGATAAAACAGTATAAGTTTAAAACCAAGCCGTACGAGCATCAAATCAAGGCATTGGAAAAGTCATGGGCCGCAGAAACCTACGCTTTGTTTATGGAGATGGGCACGGGTAAATCCAAGGTCCTCGTTGATAATATCGCTATGCTCTACGACAGAGGTGCGATCCGCGCTGCTTTGATAGTGGCGCCAAAGGGTGTGTATAAAAACTGGGACAGCATAGAGTTTCCTGTGCACCTACCCGAACACATAAATTGTAAAAAAGTATTGTGGGAGTCGAACATCACGAAGAAAAAACAAGCAGAATTGGACACGTTATTTGACGATAAAGAAGAACTTAAAGTATTGATAATGAATGTAGAAGCATTTTCTACTACAAAAGGACTGGACTTTGCTGAAAGTTTTCTTAACATATTTGTTGGAAAAGCTTTAATAGGGATTGATGAATCTACGACAATCAAGAGTCCGACAGCAAAGCGAACAAAAAATATTTTGAAAATAGGGGATCTCGCAAAGTATCGTAGAATTCTAACAGGCTCTCCCGTTACCAAGTCACCTCTTGACTTGTTCAGTCAATGCATGTTCCTCGATCCATATCACTTGGGTTACGACTCTTATTACGCATACAGATCTAGGTATGCAAATATGTTAGAAAGAAATTTTGGTGGGCGCCGGGTGCAGATAGTTGGTAGCTACCGCAGACTACCTGAGCTTGCAAAAAAATTAGAAAAGTTTTCTTACCGTGTGTTGAAAGAAGACTGTTTAGATTTACCAGAAAAAGTTTTTGTAAAAAGATTAGTAGAGTTAACAGACGAACAACAAAAAGTTTACAAACAAATGAAAGAGATGGCGCTAGCTGTTCTTGATGACGGCAGCATGATGTCAACAGTTAATGTCATGACACAACTTATGCGACTGCATCAAGTTACGTGTGGTCATTTTAAAGCTGATGATGGTGTTGTCACTCACTTAAAAAACAACAGAGTCAACTCACTCATGCAATTATTAGAAGAAACAGAGGGCAAGGTCATTATTTGGGCAAATTATGTTGAAGACATAAAAAACATAGTGGATTCTCTAAAAAAAGCTTACGGAGAGGCCTCTACAGTCGAATATCACGGTGGGGTGGACTCTAGGGTCCGCCAGGAGCACATTGCTCTATTTCAGCAAAAAAACGGCCCTGCACGCTATTTTGTAGGAAACCCCTCTACTGGAGGCTATGGAATCACACTTACCGCTGCCAACACAGTAATTTACTATTCTAACAACTATGATCTTGAAAAAAGATTACAGTCAGAAGACAGAGCACATCGTATCGGCCAAACTGGCAGCGTTACATATGTGGACTTAATTGCAGAAGGTACTATAGATGAGCGTATTGTAAAATCACTCAGGAAAAAAATAAACATCGCTAATGAAATTATGGGAGAAGATATTAGTACTTGGATCTAAAGTATTATTTGCTCGTATTTTGTCCGTCCTTGCACTTT